GTATTCAACAACTCTGAAGATATGGCATTAAATTTAGGTTTTACTGGTTTCAGAAGAGGTTCTTATGACTTCTACAAGTCTGATTTCAGGTACTTAAATGATAAAGCTACAAGAGGTGGTATTAACGACGCTGCTGGTGCAAATGCTATTAGAGGTGTCATGATTCCTGCTGGTACTTCTTCAGTTTATGACCAAACTGTTGGACAAAGCATGAAGAGACCTTTCTTACACGTAAGATATAGAGCTTCACAAACTGATGACCGAAGAATGAAGACTTGGGTTACTGGTTCTG